GAATTTTTTGCAATAATCTCTTAACGTATTTTACACGCTTAAGATCATCTAAAAATTCATTTTTACCTGAACATTCACTGTTAAAATAACAAGACTGACAGAATTCTAAAAAAAGTTCTTCTGTCAGTGGCTTGTTTTTATCTATCATTATAAGGTCAGTGTTCGCACCCACAGTCATTTCCACCATCTTGATTATATGAAGAAGTTTCAGAAGGTGTGATGACCAAATTGATTTTACGCAAATGGTTTGGTTGCTTCACGACATTCATGGTAAGAACCAATGAATGACCTAATTTTTCTTTTATTCCGTCACCTTGTTTGAATCCGGTCTTGTTGACATCGTCATATGGATTCTGGCCATAAACTCCTAGTTGGGGGCTTCCGTACTGAACGAGTTCATAGGTAGAAAGACCGTCCGAGACTTTTTGTGCAGGGCATTTAAAATCAAAGCCAACTAGATTTAGTTTTTGCTTCACAACACCCAAAACACTGTCAGGATCGATGTAATCACGATCAGAGAATGTGTGCAACATGGCATTGATCGCATCGATTTGGCGTGGCATGTTGATATTAAAGGTGCCTTTATCGGTTAGCGGAGATTGTCCGAGCTTTCCTTGTGGATCACCGATATATAGACCACCACCGAAGGTATGTTCAGTGGCATTTTCTGCAAGATGGTTTATGGTTTTGAGGAGATTTTTAAATTTCATGTCGTTCCTTTTATTTAGTTCTGCGGCTAGCTAACCCATAAAGATTATCATTGTATGTTACTTTATTGATTGAGGAAATGGTTTGTTCAATGATACTTTCGTTGACTTTCTTCCATTTTCCACCCTTGCTTTTGTAGCATTTTGAAGCCCAAGCATTGGCGTAAGCTGAGGGGTATACGTCAAACTTTTTCTTTGCCTGTGCAATGCAGGCACTCCATTGTTTTGGGTTCTTTGGTTTATTTTCCTCTTTAAGCATTGCGCTTACCGGTGTTGCGCTCCATGTCTTGCATGCCCAATAACGAGCTTTCCAACGTGGGCCCGGGTTATCGCAATTGTGTCTGGCTCTGAAATTGCGACGACGATCAGGATCATCTCGCTTAATTTCCATGTTAGGGTCGCCAAAGTTTACCTTAACGACATTTCCTCTGTCATTCTTAACATAAACCTTGTATTTTTTTACATCACCGCGCATGATCTTGTTGAGCTTGACTTTTTTATTGTTATCCTCATGTATGGAAACCAAATTATCATCATCATCTAGTTCCGTTCCTTCGCTTACATCAACAAAACCCATAATGGTATCTGGGGTAAATGTTTCCTCTATAAAGCAACCATTTTCATCTCTAAAACTTACTTTATACTTTTCATTTACGAGCTCTACCATATCCACATTCAGTATATTTCCAGATTCTGTGATTACAACATCACATGGCAAAAGTTCGTGGGCTTCAATGCTAGCAAAAGGAGATTCATTTACAACTGAGAGATTTTCTATTAGAAAGTATTCAAATGTTTCTTTTAATTCGGTTACACCGGTTTTAACGTAAACTGGTTTCTTTCCGGTTCCTTTTACCGAACCCTTTTTGCCTCTTCCGGCTTTCTTTTGTGCTACACGCTTTCTACGAACAAAGCTGGCTACTTTTTCCTTACCTAACTTATCGGCTTTTTGTCTACTCAGGCATGCGGAGTAACTTTCTCCTTTATCTGCATCGCCACACTTACCGACTCTCTCGCCTTTTGTGTTATAGCGATCCCAACCTGGCTTTTCATCAGCAGATTCTCTGTTGAACCACTTTCCAAGACCGGAATCGCTATAAACTTTTTCAACTAAATTTTGTAAAAACTTATCGCTCATTTCCAGTCCTTCTTTTGTTTCTCGCCTTTGTGATGTCCATTATCTGATCTATTCTCAGATCTATCTCGGACACGTAAATTATTTAGACCTTTTGAGCCACCTGAACGAAGAGGTTTCTTGTGGTCGATGTCTTTTCCATCTCCCTTTTTGACTTTTCCCTTCTTTATCATTTGTTCGCGTGCCTTTGTTCTGGCTGCACGCTCGGCTCTCTGTTTTGGTTTTCCGTGGTAATTTCTATATTCTTTTTTGTAATTTCTTTTTGCTTCTTCGATTATAATGTCTGAAATGAGCATCTGTATCAACTGGGGATCCTGGTTTGCACGATCAAGCATGTTTTCATATATTGCTTTGAGGTTGATCATGAATGGTTCTACATTCTCATTCAATACGCTTTGGTTTTGAAGAATAATTTCTGCTTCGCTATCCATTAGCAGTTGATTGTTGAGCAGCTTAAGTAACACAAAATTATTTGTAAGAGATTCAATCAATACGTCATTCAAGAATATTGCACTTTCACCAAGAACCTCATTGCTGATGTTTTCACCTTTCATAACAGGGATCTTGGTGGTTTTTTTGCCTATGGTAACGTAAGTATACTGAACTGAGTTCAAGTCCTTTACGTTGAATCCCGGCAACAGGCTGGCATTCAGCATGAAGTCATTATTCTTACTCAAGTAAGAAACCATCAAGTTTATCGGATCAATTTGATCTCTTTGAACCAATAAACTTTCTAGCGAAGGTTCCTTTTGTTCTTTTTCTTCTACAACCGTAGTGAACCGTCTCAGCCGTTCGGCTGCAGATGGTTTATAGTTATCAATGTTGGAAAAAGTCATAACGTCTTTTGCCCGACTTACATCCAATTTTGAATCCTTTGATACGGTGGCAAAATATTCATCAGTCATTGGAAAAATACCGTTGACTGTAATAAGATGATTTGGAGCCATCTTGGGATCTGTAATTCCATCACCACGCAATACTGTTTTCAGTAGATTATTTACTACTTGAGTTTTAAATGCACTCTGTGACCCTTTGATTGATTTGGAAGCTACTTCTTCCCAGCCCTTTGTATACGTGGACAAAGATGCGAGTGGATTAAGATTGCCTTCTGCGTCAATTACTGTTCCCTTTACCACTCCCTTTGTATCTTTAATTTCCATTTTTTGCAACTTTGCAAAAAGTTTTGGATCTTCTTTAATTTGTCCCATAAGATCATCTGGAATAAGTACAGGAGAAAAGTTTTGAGCCGCAGTTTGCGCCTGCTGCATTGCCTGTGCAAATTTAGGATCGGCCTGCATTACTTGAGGATTTACCAATGCTTGTGAAAGTGCATTTGCAACAAATCCTCTAAAGTTTTTATTTGATTGATCAAATTGATTGGTAGAGAGTGATATCTCTCCACCTGCTGAAACTTTAAACTTATAATTACCACATTCCATATCCGGTGCACCTTCTGAGTTTATAGGCTTTCCGGTCGTCTCTACATTGGTCAACAGATTCTGAACACATTGTTCACCGATCTGTGAAAGAATCTTTCTTGCGGTAAAAAATGCAGATCTGGTGAAATCCTTGGCGTCTGGAGCCAAAGCCAAATAGGTCTGCAGCTCTTGATCACTTGCACCCGATTTCAATTTGGCGAGGAACACAAGAGCATTCAAAACTTGTTGATTATATGGTGAGCTGCTGATATCGCTCAAACCATATTCAACGCTCAGAGATTCGTAAGTCAACCGATCAAAATCATTATTCGACGGTGGCTTGCGCATCATTTTAAAGTATTCGGCTCTTAGTTCGGGTGGCATCGCAGCCAATTGTTCTGGGGTCATCTGCGTCATTGCCTGAAGCATCTGATCCTTATCCATTTTCTTGGCTTTTGTTTTCTCTTTCTTTTCTCGTTCTTCCTCTGTTTTGGGGCGAGCCTCTTCGCGGTCTTTCTTTTCTTCGGAGGATTTTTTACGTTCAGTCTCTGGCTTTTCTTTTTCTTTTACATCACCGAAAAGAAGCTTTGATGCACGTGTCTGTTCGAAGTCAGGATCACTTGTTGCACGTTTGGCATCTTCAAGAGAAAGCGCCTCTTTATTCAGTTTTTCATGCATTCCAGCATTAAAAGAATCTTTAAAAATTAACTGGATGCTACCACTTTTGGTTTTAACCAGAAGAACTTCTTTAACGAGTTCTTGCTTGGGCTTATTTTCTCTGGGAACCTGCTTAGATCTCTCTACCCGTTTTCTGGCCGCATCTCTAGACTTTGCGTCTGGAGAAGATGATTTGGCACGCTCTTTCTGTTCTGCAGCCCCGGGAGCAACAGGGGCCTCCATAATAAGAGAATTTTTGGTAATCTTGGTAATTAAATTTTTAAAGTTCATCTCCAATTATTTAGGCTCTGGAGAAGGCTTGTAGGCCGCAAGAGGGTCGTATAATTGAAAATTTTTACAAGACTTTACCTTACCATTTGACAATTTTTTGATGCATCCATAATCAATATTATTGGCTTCTGCAAATTGTTTTAGATTAGAAACTGTTATCAATTCCCCGGTTGTCTTGTTTTGAAAAATTGCAGATTTGTGAACTTTGATTTGCTGCTTTTGGGGTTCTTCGATCTTTTCTCTGGATCCAGTTCGATCCTGTACTGCCCTAACCTCTACAGCTGTCCAGCCTTTATAGGTTTTACGTTTTCCATTTAAAAGCTCACAGATCTTAACTGGAGTTAGCCCATGCTGTTTTCCAAATTCTGTCAAATTTTTAAAGAAGACTTTTTCTCCGGTATCTACTCTTTTAAGCCAATTGCCGTTTTGCTCTTTAACTGGATTGGTCCAAACCCAGTATCTACCTTCTTGGGTAAAAAAACCACCATTTTCTTGTACAAATCTAGCTCTATGTTTTGCAGCCTTGGAATTATCATTCATCATAGACCACAACTTTGAGTTGCGTCGATTTATATCATCCCAAGGTGTAGATACATTATAAATTTCCATGATCTCTCTTGTATTCTTCTATTAAAGTTTTTAAATGTCTGACATAATTTATTGGTTTACCTTGAAATACTTGGCGAATACCGTCTTCACATGCAATAAGAATTGCAAAATTATCAACTATAATCCCGGTTCTTTCCTGGAACATCAACGCATATGCCGTTGCCTGAGCAAAATAATTATCAATATCTGATTCTCTTTTTTCTTTTGTGCTTGCCTTGAAATCTATTATCGATAGCTTCCCGTCATATTCTGCAATACAATCTGTTCTCCCAGCTAGCCCAAGAGTTTTAGACCAGAGAGGTGTTTCAATTGCTTTGATATTATCTATTTTATCCAATTCTGGACGCAATAAAGAAAAAAGTCCCTTTAATGATGAATGGATATCATCATAGTTAATTTCTTCATTTTTTATATATTGTTCTATAAGACCGTGAAATTTTGTTCCACGTGATGTTACTCGCTTGCTTTCTTCTGGGTTCCTTTGTCTCCATTCAGCAAAAAACTGTTGTTTTTTGAAGCCAACAACAGTGGTTACTGATGGAAATATGCCGTCAGGAGTTTGGTATAGACGTTTTCCGTCTTGAGAAACTTCTTTTAAATCCACTTTAATATCTACGGGCGTATGAACAAATATTTTATTTACATTTAATGACATAAAAATTCACTTTATTATACAACAACTTTTAAAAGTTGCAATTATTTATCTGAGAACTTGGCGCCTTGCATACTGTCCAATGGCTTCAATTCCCAATCCCAAATCAATAGGACTTACAGACGATTGTGGCTGGTATACATCAGAATCTCTTTCGTCTGAACCACCAAAACCAATGGGTGGTATGAATGGTCGAGTTTTTGCCTTTTCTTCGGCTTTAGCTTTTTCTTTGGCTTTGCCCTTTTCTTTAGCTTCAGCTTTTTCTTTAGCTTTAGCTTTTTCTTTAGCTTTAGCTTTTTCTTCGGCTTTAGCTTTTTCTTCGGCTTTAGCTTTTTCTTCAGCTTTGCCCTTTTCGCCTGGTTTACCTTCTTCGGCGGGTTTACCTTCTTCACCTGGTTTACCTTTTTCACCTGGTTTTGTTTTTTCACCTGGCTCTATTTGTGGTTTACCGCCCGGTTTACCTTCTTCACCTGGTTTACCTTCTTCGCCTGGTTTACCTTCTTCGCCTGGTTTACCTTCTTCGCCGGGTTTTGGTTTTTCACCTGGTTTACCTTCTTCGCCGGGTTTTGGTTTTTCACCTGGCTCTACTCTCGGTATAGTATCCGGCTCTACTTTTGGTCTTTCACCGGGTTTTAAATTAGGTGTAACCTCGGGAATTACTTCAGGTCGTATTTCGGGTATAACATTTGGCTCAACAGAAGGAGCTCTGGGTGGAGCCATAACCCCTTTACCAACGGTTACTGCAGCTTTTTCAGCATTCGCTGCAGCTTCAATAGCAGCATTTAATAAAACTTCACTTTCGGCTGCACCGATATCTTGAGCAATAGCATTAATTAAAGCATCACCCTGCAATCCATTTTCTAGATGCTTTGCTGCTGATACATAAGCTTTTTTTAATGCTTCTTTTGAAGCCACTTCGGCTGCTTCGGCTGCTGCTTTTACTGCAGCTGTCTCTGCAGCTCTTGCAACTCCACCGACGACTGCTTTTTCTGCAGCCCGCTCGGCGGTTTTTATGGCTGCTTCTGTTCCAGCCCTTTCAACACCTCTTGCGACAACTTTTGGAAGTAGACCCACAAATTCTAACAGTTCTGTTTTTTGTCGGTATGCTTCAAATAAACCTCTAGCCGCAGCACCATACACTTCTAAAGTTTCGGTACGCTGTATTCTTTCAAGATATCTATCTTGAAGTAAATATTCTAATATAAACGGAAGAGGTTTACTCATGTTTTTATTTATTAAGCCAGTTCATGAAATCCATAGCCTTGTTCCCAACATACTTAGCACCGGGAACATATTCTCCAACAGCACCCAAAGTTGCTGATGTGGCTCTTCCAAGTGGATCGTATTCACCGATATCAGTTACCCAATCCGGGATAATTGTCTCGGCAGTATCTGTACCCATCATGCGAGCAGTATATGCGCTTCCCTTTTCTTGTCTTTCAAGTTCACGGACTCTAGCTTTTTCCATTTCATCTTGATAGGCTTTTTGGCCTTCTGGGGTTCTTCTCTTTTTGGCTGCTTCTTCGGCTTCTGCTGCGCTTGCAAATCCTTTGGTGATATCTGTTGCGCGAGCAGCTTTTGCATCTTGAGACATTTTTTCTGCTTTGGCAGTGGCCTCACCAGCATCTTTAATACCTTCTCCCTGTCCAGACTGCCATCTAAGAAGATTTCCTAGTGTTTTTTCTGATGCTGCACGTTGGACATCTGCCACACCAGATGCCTCCATTCCTTTATCAATAAGTCTTCCACCCACATAGCCAACAGCTGCTGCACCACCACCGGGTAGTCCACCTACACCGTAGGCTTGCAATGCTGCTGGGGCTGCAAATGATCCTGCGATATTGGCTATTTCTGTATCTGTTTCTCCTGTACCCATCAGTTTGGCAGTTTGACCGGTTACCTCACCGCCAACCATCATTGCTGGAATTTCTGCTGCAACAGCGCCAGCTCCACGTGCTACACCCTTTAGTTTACCGCCTTTTGTAGATGTTTGAGCTTGCTGTGCACTTGCAGCTTTTGGAGCCTCTGGAGCTGAAACTTCACCCTTCGGTGCTTGTGCGGACTTGGGTGTATTCCATCTAGCATCCGGTGCATTTGGATTTGCTGTCTGCAGACTCCAACCATCAGGTAAAGCTGTATTCCAAACAGCCATGGGATTATAAGTACCAGATAGAGGTGTTTTTGTAGCACGATTTACACCAGCCTGACTTGATACATTTTGACGCCCCACACGCGGTACTGGATTTGCTTGTGCTTTGCCCCAATTTGGACCCTTGATTTCTCCTTTATATGATCCGCTTTGTAATTGCGGATTTACTTCCGTTGGAGCTTCTACACGACCGACACCAAAACGGCTTTCGGCAGATGCCTGATCTGTTACTTTCATCCAGTCAGGAATGCCTGTTGGTTCTGGGGTGGTACTTATTGGTTGTGGTGGAGTTACGCCACCTTTCTTTGGTGCACTGGGGCCCTTTGCTTCTCCTGGAACCGCTGGTTTAGCTTCTGGCTGGGGAGCTGTTGGTTTTGGTGAAGTTGGACCCTTTGCTCCACGTTGTCTTCCAAGATAATCATATACGGATTTTACTACCAACCCACCAGCTGCAGCGGCAGCTGCCATGTCCTTGCCACTAAATCCACCAGATGCTTGATTGTTTCCTTGAGTAGCTTCTGAACCACTCTGTGAACCAGCTTGGGAACTAGCTTGGGAACCAACTTGAGCAGGAGTTGGAGTAGCTTGTCCCTGTCCTGTTCTATCTCCAGCAAAGGATCCTGGAAGCTTGAGTGGACCACTTGCGTCTTTTAGCCAATCTGGTTGCTGTGGAATATCTCCAACGATTTCTGTTGGTTTACGGCCAGGAGCGACACCACCACCTCTGACACCGGAGTCTGTCGATGCCGGTGCAGATGGTTTTGCGGGAGAAGCAGGGGCAGCTGCGTTAGCAGTAGAAGCAGCTGCGGTGGCAGTAGGTTGATTTTGTGCACCGCGTCGTCTAGCTAACTCTGCTTGTGCATCTTTAAAGGCTTGATTTTGTTTTTCATCCTCAACTTTTGCACCAAACAAACCAGTACGGCGATTTTGTAGAATTTGATCTTCTAATTCTCGATCACTGAATCTTTTTTGACCTTCACCGGTACCGCTAAAAATCATGGGAGGAGGCCCACCCCAGTTTTCTGTTAGTTGCTTGAGCTCATTTTCCAATGAAGAAAGTTGTTCTTGTAGTTTTTGAGCTTGTAGGCGGTAGATATTGGTAATTTGGTTCATGTTGAGTCCTGTATTATTTAGTGCCAAGTATTTCTTTGGCTCTTTTTTGTGCTGGAGTTTCTGTAGTTTGTTGTGTTGAATCAGTTCTACCTAAACCAAGAACTTCTCCGGCCAAAGATGGTTTAGATTGTGTTTGTTGTGTTTGACCTAGACCAAGGGTTTCTCTTGCTCCTGCACCCGAAGTAGGTGTTGTAGTCTGGGTTGTTGTCCTTGGGGTTGTGGCAGTTGGATTTGGTACTGGAGCTGGAGTCTGTGTTGGAGTTGGCGTAGAACCAGATCCTGCCAATAATTTATTTGTTTTAGAAGCAACTTCACCACCTGTAGCCAAAGAAGATGGTGGGCCCTCTGTGTCTACTCCAGCTATAGCTGGTTTTGGTGTAGTTTTTTGTTGGCCTGCAGGGGGCGTAGTAGCGGTAGTTGTTTGTGTCTGTGCAGAGGTTTTAGCTCTTGGTGCATATCTAGCACCTATATCAGCTGCTTTTATATTTCCTTGTTGCGGGGATGGTTGGTTATAACCAGAACGGTCATTAAAGGTTCTTAGTGTTTCTTTTGCTTGGGTGATGGCATTTTGGTCACCGCTTGCTCTTGCTGTCTTAAATGCATCTTGCAGTTTTTCACGCTCTCTTCTTACTCCAATGTTTGCTGTGGCGATTGCCTGGTTTCTTGCTGATCGTGCTGCTCTATTTGCTGCTCTTTCTTGCGGTGATCTTGCTTCACCATCGCCTTTTGGCATAGCTCTTGCTCCTCTAATAGCATCCAAGAGGTCTGCTCGGCCATCGGAATCACCTGAGTCGTCTGCAGCCACCGGAGCTCTTTGTACTGCTTGTGGTTGTTGGGTCTGTGGTGCAGGAGCGGGTGTCTGGGTTACATCGCGTTGTAAAGAAAATTGAGGTGTTTGTTTTTCTCTAGATGCACCTGCCGGGAGCGATGCAACATTTACAGTTCCAACACTTGGAATGTCGGTAGATTTTCCAGGAGCTGCATCGGGGCGTGCAACTAACGAGGGAACTTCATTTGGTTTCGGCAAAGAAACAAAATCTTGATCTTGGTAATTTACTTGGTCTTCATCTTCTACGTTGGCGTTTACTACATCAAAGACGCCTTCTTTAATTACAGAAAAAACATTTCCTGTTATGTTTTTGGTATAAGCTGGTTCTGTGGGAGATCCTTTGCTTTTTAAAGATCCCATGGATTTTAATGTCGCATCAATTAAATTTGACGATCCAATTAAAGGATTAAAATTTATTGGTCTTAGTGGTTTATTTTGCTCAATGATGTGGGATATGCTGCTTTGAACCGCATCACTGTGTTTTCTTGAGGCATTCACAGAATGATTTTGACCCAAGAAATCCTTGACTTTATTAAAAAATTGTCTATCTTGTTTATTATCCATGGCTGTAAAATATTTAGATTTTCATAAATACTTAAAAGGGAAAAAGAAACAGGTACTCTTGCTCAATCAAGACAATACTCCCCTGAATATCATTACCGTCAGTAAAGCCTATAAATTGATGTCTCGTGACAAGGTTTGGGGGGATGAAACCAACGAGTGTTATGAAGTTGCATCAGTATCAAAGATTGTCAAAATTCCCAAAATTTTGATTCTCAAATATTATGTAAAATTGCCTTATAAAAAGGCATCACCTTCAAGACAAAATATCCTTCGAAGGGATCATTATTGCTGTCAGTATTGTGGCATCGATATGACTCCAAAGGAGGCTACTGTAGACCATGTTATACCCAGATCGAAAGGTGGAGCATCATCATGGGTCAATATGGTTGCTGCCTGCAGAGATTGTAATTTAGCTAAGGGAAATAGAACCCCCAAAGAAGCAAAGATGGATCTAAAATCAAAACCCAAAGAACCATCTTATGGATTCTTATTTGAAAACATGCTAATTAGTTTTAGGAAGAAATAATATGCCTAATTATGCTTATAAGTGTGAAAAATGTGATCATTCATTTGATGAAATGTTAAAGTATGAAGAACGTGATATTCCTACGACCAAACCTTGCCCAAAGTGCAAGAAAAAGAAAGTATTGAGGGACTGGGCTGCTGGTACGCCCACATTGGGGATGGATGCAACCCTTACCCCAAGTAAAGTTGTGGGAAGTCAGTTTAAGGAAGTCATCGACAGAATCAAGAGCAGCGGGCACGTGCCAAAGAGACATCACGCAAAACTTGATGCCAGTGCTAATATGAATGCTGGGCGCATCGTCCGTTAAGTCTTAGACTGCATCATTGCCTTCAAAATATAATAACTGTCTATAACATCCGTAACAGGATTAGTGAGTGAATTTTGACCAAAGACCGAAATCAAATCGGTCTTTGTTTCTTTGCTGAAGGCTTCATACATTGCCTGTTTATCAGCGTTTCCTTTGCCCGTGGCGAGTTTCTTGACCTTAGATGGCTCTACGATGGTCACGGGAACGGCGAGCTTATGGAGCTTGTATTTCAGGATTCCGCAGTTCTCTGCAAGATTAAAAACTCGTCCATGGGAACCGTAAGAGTAGCCTTCAATGGCTACGTCTGCAGCACCAACGCATAAGTTTGTGGCCCATTCCGAAATTGTATCAAATCTTTCGGTATCGTATGCGTATTCCTCAAAACCTTCCCCATTGATATTTGGGGCAATTTTTGTAGCGTATTTCTTTGTATTGGTCAAAAAATAAAATGAACAATTGGAGAAACAAAATTCTCGCTTCTCGTCATAAAGACAAATTGCTGGGCTGGTTATAGAATAGTCAATGCCTACTAACATGGAGAACATATATATTTATACCTTGGCCAGCAGCGGTGGTTCCTGAGCATTACGATGAGCGTTTACTTAGATTGGCCCAAAAGGAATGCGTGGAACAACCCCACCGCCGCTGACTAAAAATATTTATGAAAAAATCCTCCCCTTGATGGGGAGGATTTTTATTTATGCTCCTCGGGCTGGAATCGAACCAGCGACATAGAAGTTAACAGCTTCTCGCATCTACCTACTGAGCTACCGAGGAGTGAGGATCAGACTATCTGGCAACCTCCAGCGCTGCAGGCAAATTCCTTTGCCGACTCAGTATTGTCTTCTGCCTCATATTTAGAGAGCTCCTTGAAGTTAACTTTAACCTTCGGATGCGCTGCATATGTTGCAGAATCAATTTGCTCAAATGGAGCCTGAGCGTATGTGTGATTATCACCACCGGGAAGGAACGAGATGCCTGTTGCGACATCGAAGTTTTCCCAGAGCCAGTTACCGACCTCAAGGAACTCGGAGTCCTTGTAGTTGACGGTGATCGATGGCTTGTGGTGGCAGTAATGTTCCTGATAAGTCTTCCACAGATCCAAGTGATCCAATGCACGGAGATCTTCCGTGGTGATTGTGCCTCTTGGAGCCTTCATGGCAAAGGTGAAGACCGCTGTGTTATTAGGATTGATCACATCATCTTCGCAAGGAACGCCTTGATCCTTCATGAGATTGTAAATCGGGTCCTTCTTGTCGATGCGAATTCTACGGTAATAGTGTTCCGCATAGCGTGGGTGGAGACCCGATGCCGAATCGACCAAGCACGAAGTTGTGCCCTCTGGCTTGATACATGTGATGGACTTGCTTGGGTTGATGCCAAGCTTCTCTGCCCACTTCATGTTCGTTGCCGTTGCATGGTCACGCAGGGTTTCAAGTAGACGCACCAACTTTGGCTTGCCCTCAAGACCGCTGGTCAATTTATTGTCATAAATTCCCGTCATGCTGACACCAAGCAGACGCTCCTCCTCGCAGTTCTTCTTCCACTCGGGACGAAGATATGGAAAGTGGGTGAAGGTAGATTGCACCGTACCGATGATGGTGGCGATCTCAATCTTCTTCTTCAACGATGCAGATGTGTCGTCGGGACGAACAACAACAGTTGAGAGATTGCAGAACTCAAATGGCTTGAGGATGATCTCCGAGCATGGATTCGTGCCATACTCGCAGCTCTCATCACGGCCCCACTTAGCTGCTTGCTCCTGCAATGCCTTGCGGTTGATCATACCACGCTCACCGCTGTGGCTGTTGTAGAGCGAAGTCCACTCCTCAAGGAACTGGCCCATCGGAGGACGACCACGATAGACCGCAGAGTTGTTCGCATAGGAACGGAAACCAGCCTGCTCCCACCATGCACCGCTCTTGCAGAGAGCCATCTCACGATCAGAAAGATCGCTGAGGGAGATCATCGCAGAACGACGGACTCCACCGACGATGACGGCGTTTGCAATCGCGCAACAGATGTCGTGGCACTCAAGTGCAGTGAGTCTGCGTCCTTGTGCATTGTAGAACACCTTGACGATAAACTTGAACAGATTGTCAAGAGGAGCAGGACCGCTTGCGCGACCACCAAAGGTCTTTAGTCTTGCACCGGCTGGACGAATGTTCGACAGATCCCACTTAACATGGCGACCTGCATACAAGTGATCCATGAGGAACTTGACTGCATTACCCCAACCTTCCTTGGAGTCCTCAACTACATAAGTAATCTCGAAAGACTTCTCAATCTTGTTCGCAACCTGTGGAAGCTTGTCGGTGTACTGGTGCTCAACTGAATAACCAACACCGGTGCCGTTCATGAGAACAACAAATAGTTCAGCAAATGAATCAAGACTATCGATTGGCAAGTACGAGCAGTTGTACAGGCAAGTGTTGTCGTGATCCAGAGCAGGCCCAGCGGTCATCAGACTGCGCATGGAAGGTAATACCTCAAGATTGAGAATTGCTTCCTTTACGTCAGGACGCTCTGCAAGTTGCGGAACCTTTGCGGTAAAGTACTTCCACCAGCGGTCAACGCATTCATCCCAGGATTCACGCCGATTGTAATCCGGCATCCAGCGAGAGTAGCGAGAGATAAAAATAAACGATTGAAATGGTGATAAAATTTCTGCCATATTTGAGACTCCTTTGGTGGGTGTCTTTATTTAGATGTTAGAGTTTGCCACGAAACCGGGAAAAGTGGAGCAATAATTTGTCCGATTGCCTCGGCAAATTTTTGAATTTCCCACTGTGCGTGACTATCGATTCTCAGGTTATAAACGCGGGCAAATGCGTAGAGAGAACCAGTCCACACAAATTCCGTATAAGTTCCTTGTGGCAAGATTGAACGGGCTTGCTCGGGAGCAACACCGTCTGCCAAAAGTTTATTGTAAAGATCAAGACACTCGTTGACGACACCTTGGTATTCCTGTCGCAACTTAATGCAGAGATCCATATCTTCAATTGCACCGCTGCTTCCTTGCTTTGCACCATCAGTAGGTGCACCACGCCACATTGGAACATAGACTTCCGGTTCAAACGTGACATATCTGCGACTGACCTCGTTCATGACGAGACCAATCTGGTGCTTACCAAGTTGTGCACGAACAAAGATCGGGCACTTGATGCGCAAGCTGATCTGCGGATGGCAGAATGGAGTAAAGTGATTGTGCTTTGCAAGATACTTGATAAGCTTTGTATCTTTCTCTAGCAACTTTTTTTCTTGATATCCCGTCCAGTGGTGTTCTCCATCCCAATAACTTTCCTTGTTGAAGGAAACTCTTGCGGCGTTGACAACACTGAGATCCGATCCCATGTAGTCAACCAGATCAACATGGCCATGATCCAAAACAAAATACTTAGTCTGCGCCATTTTTATGTTCTGAATCTCTGTCATCTTCATCCTCATCATCATCAACAAGTTCAACCTTAACACCGGGGATCTTTGTAAAATCGGCAGCATATTCTCTGGCACGTGCCCAGAGCTTTGGGTCCATTTCCTTTACATATTCACCAAAGCGCTGAACAAACGTTAAATAAGCTTCGCTAGCCTTGAGGATATCTTCCTCTGAGATTTCTTCTTCATCCATTTTAAACCTTCTTCCAGTTAGTATATTTCATCTTAGCCTTAAGTCCAGAATAAACATTGTTGATAATGAGCTTATAGGTTATTTCCAAACCGTAAGCCACTACCATGTCGTTTACATCCTTCTTATTGATTTCAGAAGGCCATATAACGACATTTCTTCCAGAGTCAATGTACTTTCCAATGAGGTGGACTATCTCTGCGTTTCTAGGCTCATTGTCGAATATGAACACCACATTCGATTTTTTGATCTTTTCTGGAAGTGTCTCAATCCATCCTGCACCTTGGAGTGCAACTCCGTTCGGCAGGAACATCGAATCAATCGGCCCTTCGGTTACATATACCGTTGAGCGGGGATCTACCTTATCTAGGTTATACCAAAGACGCTCGCAACCTTGTTGTTTGAGCGTGATATAGCGGATTGCATTCTCGCTGAACGCTCGTCCCTGTACGCCCAAAAGCTCTCCGCTTTCGTCGTAGAAGGGAATAACAAGCCGTTCCTCCGTCTTGCCATCCCGGTCAAAGGATCGCATGATCTTGCCAAAATCAGCAGTGTAATAAAAGTTGCTGTATTTTTCTTTCGGAATGAATCTAGATTGAACATACTTTACCGCCTTATGGTCTGCGTTGAGCAGATCCAGTCTTGTCCCGAGTTCTGTAAACACAGGCTGACGCTTCTCGGGCTTGATCTCTTCTTCCAAGACTGGGTTCTTTTCCTTGTAGACTTCGAATGCGTATTCCTTGCAGAGAGATGGGCTGACACTTTCAAGTACAGAATATAGATTGCAAGCAACGCCGCAATTGTGACATTTGTATACATAATTTCCTTTGTGCTCGAAGAAGTATCCCCTTGTCTTGGACTTGTTCTTCTGCGAGTCGCCACACTTGAAACATCTGCATGTGGCTAAAGTATCCTTCTTCCACTTGAACTTCTCAAGTGAACCTGACAGAAGATTAACATACTTCTTGTCAATGTATAGCATTATTTAGCGCCTTCGAAGGTCCAGTTGATGGCCTTGTTCTTCTTCTTTCCGAACTGTGGATTGAATGCCTGACCGTCTGAACCGGAGCCGAATGCTTCCTCATCTGTGTTATTTGCATTAATGAGATTATTATTTGTATTGTCAACATCGAAGAACTTCATCTTGGACTTGTTCACTCCGACCAAGAACTTTCTGTTCTTAGTAAGATCATTGCCACGGTTCTTCAACTGCTTGACCATCAAATGCCCGCCTTCAGCGAGTTCTTCATTCTCAATAAGAGCAAAGAAGAAGTCTGCAGTCTGAGGCAAGCCAAAGCTTTCCGAGGTATCGGTCATCTCCATGTCGCTGCTCTTTGCGCCCTCACGGTTAACCTGAGTGGCTGTCCACAGAGGAACATTGAACTGCTTGGCAAGACCACGAAGCTCTTCTGCGATACCCTTGACGTAGGTGTAGCTGTTCATGCCGTTGCCAAGTTTAAATCTGGCACAAGAACAGATGTTCAGATAGTCAACAAAGATTACATCTGGAGTAAACTTCTTCTTGATCTTCAACTCTTCCATCAGGTTGCGGAAGTGGGTTACGTTTGCTGCTGCAGTAGGATACTCCTTGATGATGAGCTTTCCACGGCAGGTCTTCTTGAGATTTTCAACCTTGCTCTCATACTTAGTAAGAGGCATCTGCTCAAGAACATGCATCTCGGTATCAAGCAAATTTGCATCGATGCGCTTTGCAATTTCCTCTTCAGCCATCTCAAGGGTGATGTAAAGAACATTCAGATTCTGTGAAAGACATGCTGCTGCATGGTGGCACAGGAATGCGCTTTTACCTACACCGGATGCTGCCATGACGACGTTCAACGTCTTCTTGCGAGTTCCACCCCGGGTAATAAGATTGAACATCTCCAAGTCAAATGGAACCTTTTCTTCCACTCTGTGATAATATTCATAACGCTCGTCAACGTCTTCTAGAAAGTCGTGTCCAACTCTGGTATCAAAAGACACGGACAGTGCCTTGGACATGATCTCGGGAATAGCATTCTGGGTCTGTTCCTTGTCCTTGCCTTCAATGATACCAATCGAAGCCATGATACCGTTATAGATGGCCTTTTCCTTGCAGAACTTTTCAGTGTTCTCAACTAGCCAAATTGTATCAGACTTTTCTCCCTCCTTGTACATTTCATCAGAGATAGAAACGCACTTCTTGAATTCAACCTCGCCAAGACCCTTCTCGTTCTCGAGCGAAATGAGAATAGCATCCTTGGTGGGAATATTGTTATACTTCAGGATAAACTTGCTGACGATGTTGAACACCGTCTTCTCGGCTTTATCGTGGAAGTACTCTTCCTGAAGGAACGGAACGACCTTTCTTGCGTACTCTTCATTGAGCACCAAGTTCTTTAGAATGACTGTTTCCATATTTTTATCTTATCACAGAGTATAAACAAGTCCACCATTAATCCTGGTGAACATCATCCTCAAGATCAGAAGGTTCCTTTTGTGTTATTTCCATTGCATTTTTTTCAACAATGTCCACAAATATCTCACCAACAGTTTGAGTAAAATTTGCATCCTGTTGGTTGAACCCTTCGGGGCCTTCGACCATTGTAATATCCATATTAACCTTTAGGTTTTCGCCTTCGACTTCTTCCAATGAAATCTTTCCGTACTTGTAAACAATACCGGCAAACTGCCCTTCCATTATACGGATAGGGCAGGTGTCGTGACCGACCATCATTTCATCTATGAACTTATACTCAGGTACCTTGGCCATACTTAAAGTCCTTTTGAATCTCTTCGTCCAACTTAGTTAGGATATCTTTAGTGAAATACTTCTCGGGATCTTCATCGATGTTCTTCTCGAACGCCTTGGTACCGTCTGGCAACTCAATACGAGTAGATACTTTCTTGAAGATGTTGTACTTCAGTGCAAGGTCAGTCAAACCATAATATCTGCTCAGACCCGAGGTGTAGTTCAGGCGAGTCTCGACATTCATGTTCTCCTTGACGAAACGGTTCTTATAGTTGGTGCACTTGATAAAGTTGCCGACAACTCCTTCCTCAGTCTTGTCCTTGCTCTTGGAAAGAGTGAGAATGTTGCTGGCTGCATACTTGAGACCAATACCACCTCCGAGTTCCTTTGTAGGAACGTATGCACCAATGACCTGATAAGTGTGGTTGGTGAGAAGCATGGGGATCTTTGCCTTGCCAAGCTTCAGTGTTAGAACCCGGAAGGTTGCCTTAGTCTGCTGCGCCTTGGTCATGTCGCGGACATTCTTGCCCTCTGCAGAATCGTTCATTTCCTTCTCGGTGGACAACATGCCGAGAGAATCCAAAACCATGAACACTGGCTTTCGATCTTCTTCGGGCTGCTCTAGAATGTCATTTACAATCTTAAGAGCCTGTGTCTTGAACTCCTCAATGGTTGCAACAGGAATCACTGCGACTCTCTCTGGATCAACACCACGGGCAGTGAACATGTCAGATGTCACCGCTTGCTCGGTGTCAAAGTAGACGACTACGCCGTCTTTGTGATCCTTGAGGAACTGGCCTGCAATACCAATTGCATAGAAGGTCTTGCCAGTTGCAGGATCTCCCGCCAAGCAGGAAATCTTGTTGTTAGGTAGGCCACCAAAGATTGAACCGGACAGCAATGCATTCAATGCATATGAGCCGGTGTCAATAAACCCAGTAACGTCAGCACCGTCGATGCCATCAGATACTAGGGTTGCGTCAGGATTGTTTATTTTGCTTATCAGTGTTTTTAGATACTTCGACATTCTTTTCTTTCTTTTCCATGAGCCTATAGGCTTCGTCTGTTTGATATTCTGCCATCGAAAGATGGTCTTGCAAGGAATGCACGATGTGCATGATTCTGTCCCTGACGGCCATCAGCTTGTCAAAGACACCCATTGTCGGTCCCGTAAACCAATCTTTATTTTTTTTCTGTAGAGTACCATAATACTCAGAGAGCGTCTGGTGCTCCATGAGCAGCATGTGTACGGGCATGCTTGCGATACGATCCTTTAATTCTTGCAATGATTCCTGTGGAATCTGGTCGTATTGATTGTAACGGATCAGTTTGCTGTTCTTTCTAACTTTTTTCTTTGCCATAGGATTACTCGTCAAACCAACGGGGATCAATCAGAGAAACAAGGAGCATACAGGAACCAAGTTCCCATCCACCAAGAGTGAATGCAACTAGGGTGACGGCACCCATCAGCAAACGCTGAAGATGCTCAAAGTACTCAGAGATCTTAAAATTGCGCTTGAGAGAATCCTTGATATAAGTAATAACCTTTTTAATCATTTTGTTTTCACCTTTCTTACAGTAATTATAGCACCAGCGTAGTTGTCTGCAACTACTGATTCATCAATTTCTATGTTTTCGATGATTACATTATTGCCAGTGTCAAGAAATCTATCGCCAACCATAAGGCATGGGCCACCTTCAAAATCAAATAACCCATCGCCATGGCGAGTATAGAGAGACCTACCTTCGATTCTGT